AAAACACTCTAAAAAGAAGTCCAAATAAGTGCCATGCATCTGTAAAAAGTACAAACCAACGTGAACTGCCAAAGAATTTTTCACCTTGTTTTTTATCCCCATTTTTCCATTTATTCTGCCAACTCAAATCCTTTAGCCAAAACGTTTTTTTGTAGAACTTCAAATTTCCTTCTTCACTCAAATCACAAATAGCCTTAAATAACCCCGATAGGATAGCAAAAACAACGGATAATATGATAAGTTCTGTTTCCATTAAAATATTGATGTGGTGTCTTTTGGTGGTATAAAATCTATCAAAGGCAAAGACTTTAGATACCAGTAAACAGAATCATCCAACTGGTCTATTTCCTCTTTACTTATTACCCAACGTCCTAATGAATCCTGAATCGGATTAAATAGTAAGTCGTCTGTTGTCTCTTTTCCTTTTAGCTTAGTGGCACGTGTTTTACTTACAACCGCCACTTTCCCGGCATAGCAGAAAGCACTTAAAAACATTATGACAATAAATTGCTTCATCTTCCTAATGTTGTGATAAAAGTGTTAATAATAGTATACATCGTAGCTGATTCGGCATCTGACAAACCTGCTCCAAAAAAAGCAAATCCGCACGTATTATTGGAGAAAAAACCTCTTGTGTTGTTGTCTTCACTCCGTGCTAATAAAACCAATGACTTAAAGTATCCTGAACCTAAATTTATAAAGGTATTATGAGTAGCTAGAACCGAATTATTCTTAAATGTTTTTGACGATGTTCTACTTGTTCTGGTGGCTATATAAATACCTCTTGAGTCTGTATTGGTTGAAGTAATCTGATTAGATGTGAACGAACAATAAGCCGTATTTGATGTTCGTGGGAATAATGAAATGGCGTTGCTTGAAACTTCTACACGCATACCCATTGCGCAAGTAGGTTCATTAAGATTTTTGGACAGATAGATTCCATAGCTGCCATGCGTTAATGAATCAAAATTCTGCCCAGTAAAACTTGGGTCGGCATAACCGTTAACCCCATTCCCCGTCATTCCTGTTGAATCAAATGTTAATCCGCCATAAAAAACCAATCTGTACGAAGTATTCAAGTCCCTTGGGTCTATCAGATTCAACTTACATGAACTTGCGCTCCGCCCTACCATAGGGTAAACTGCAAACATTTTACTCCATAGTGATGAATCTTTTAATTGTCTTACAAGATTGCAAATTGCATCTTTCTCCGTCTGGTTGGTAATGGCTGCGCTGTCAATGAATGCGAGTGCTTCAACAGGGCATGCATTACGACTTCCGAACCCTGCAAAACGGTTGCCCTGCCCGTAAGAAGATACAGACAGGAAAATCAGAAATAATATGGTTAGCTTCTTTACCATACACCGCCGCACCTCCATTTGCTCGTTGCTGTGTTCCATATAAAATAAACATCTAATCTTGCTGTACCTACCGTAGTTGTCGGAAGCGTAACCGTTGAAGATTCAAATTTAGAACCCCAAGTTATTGCCAGTGTTGCAGTTCCAATTATCACAATGTGTAATATTTGGTCATCTGTAGGAGTGCCGCTTAAATTTGTTGTAAATGAAGTTATATCTGCCGCTTGTGCTGTTAACTTGTAAGTGTCTACATTATCCGTATTTATAGTAGGTGTTGCACTTGACGTAGTTGAATCTACTCTGGCTGTTATTCTCTTATTTGTTAATATTGATGTGCTTGTTGCCGTAACGCTTCCGATACTATCCTTAACCGCAGTTCTTACACCTGAAACTGTTAATACAATACTGTCTCCCGCACTATTTTTGGCAAATGTTAACGCACCTCTTGGTATCGCATGACGAGTGCCATTTATAAGGTAAATAGTAGAATCGTTTGTGGTATTTAGATAAATAGTATCTACTTTTCTATCGATTATATTACCATTCACATCAGCATAATTACCATTTACACTTACTGCTAAATTAGCCTCTGCATCGGGAAACTGTATAACCCTTCCTGTACTTAAATTATCCGTTCTAAACTCAAAGCCATTCGCTCCGTTGTGTCCTGAAATATATGCCCCTGATGCATCAAGTGTTATTTCATTTGTAGATGAATAAGCCGATACAGTACCATAAGTATCTTCACTGTTTAATTTTGCAAGTATATCGTTTGAAACGCTTACAACATTAACATCTGTTGTTGTATTGTTGTCTTCATTACACACGCCCTGTAAATCCTGATTTCCGGCACCGCCTGAGATACTGTTTAAAAATGTTTTCTTACCTATTTTAGATAGTTTACCGCTTAAATCCTGCACGATAACGAACGTATCTTTCACGCCAGCTATCTTTAAACCCTTCATCGCCACTAACGTATCGAATTGAACGTTTGCGCCGAACCAGGTTGTATCGTACCAACGATTAACTAAACGCGGACCCGCGCTGTAGACCTGTGCTGTAATTAACAGCGATAATATCAATATTAATTTTCTCATACTAAAGTTCTAAACACGCCCTGAATTACCCGACCGCTTGCAATAGCTGACACGAACACCAACGCTCCGGTTGTCGGATTGTACGTGTATTCGTCGGGTGTTCGGACTCCGTTATCAATAAATAGGGATAAAATTCTTTTGTCTATTAATTCATCTAACTGATAGCTTGCAGAGCCGTCAGCAGCGATGATAAACGACCCTGTTGTAGAACCGCTGATAGCGTCTTCATTTCTGCCGAACGTGACAGACTGGAAAGAATCCCCGTTGCGCTCAAAAGATATAATAGTATAACCGGCATCAGGCTGTCCCGCTTCACCGTTACGGTTGAGGATAGAATTAAAAACAGATTCGTCAACAGTGTCCTCAGCTTTAATTTGTATCCTTGGTACGCTGCTATCAGCCTTTGGTAATACTATCGCTTTCATATCACATCGAATTTTGAACTTGATTTATTCGAGCTTTTACACTCATTACATTCTGACCATTTCGGGAAAGTTTCTTCTTTTTCCTTCAGGTATTTTTTTACATCTAACCAATAGCGCAACGCTGTATGAATTGATGTATCTCTCATATCTCTTTTTTCGGCACCACTGATCGGCTGTGAATTTTCGTTCGTTTTTTGAACCATTCCAAACGCTGTATCAACAACACTTCCACGCATACAGTACCGTGAATAAGCATAATAAACCAACACTGGTTTTAATCCTTTGTATTCAATTTCAACACCATCTTCATCTGTGTATGTTTCACCATGTATCAATTTCTGATATGCCGGCAATTGCCAGTTTTTCAAAATGTCGAAATAAAACTTATCGCATATCAAAGAACGGATATCAATATCTTGAGCCTCTGTCACATACTGCTCAATTAGTTCAATATCTCTACCTTTAGAAATCTGCTTGAACTCTTTAAAGTCGTTTTTATTGATTAACAGCACCGGCATCTTCGATAGTTTTTGGTTGTCCTAAAATTTCACGTGCCACAGCATCTTCATATCCATAGATATATTTAAGCATTGCTACACCGCTTTCATATGTTGTTGTTCCGGCGGATACACTTGCCTGTACTTCAAGTAAAGCTGTAACACCACCGACACTTCCTCTTAATTGTGCCTGTGATTGTTGCAATGCTGCGGCTTGTGCATCCACTGCAATTTCTTTTTTCAGAATCTCTAATGGTTTTATACTCCAGTCTTTTGCCGGATTGATATCAATGTAAAAGTTTGAGAAAATGGATTTGATTGCCATTTCTATTGTCATTCTTTCTTCAGATGTAACCGAGTTATAGAAGTTCTGTGCTGCATAGAATGATTCACCGGAAGTATTTCCCAGTTTGCCTTGCTCATAATCCACTAACACAACCGGAATATTTTTGAAAGCCTTTCTAATATTGTTGCTTACATCTGCCGGCCATGTGCCGAATGTTTTATCGTTGTAGTTTAAATCAACTTTATCAATTCTAAGTCCACCATCTTTATTATCAGATGTGAATTCATCTTCAAGCAATAATATTTTATCTGCATTTCGAGCTCCTTTAAGGTTTTGAACCTTTTCAATAAATGCTTGCTTGTCTTTTTTGTCCTCAAACTTAGAATGTCGCATGACAATAGGTGCAAAGAATCCACCGGTAATTGTAGTATTTCTGAATACTGCGAAATTACATTCACTTTCAGCATCCTCTAAACATACATCTATCAATGAAAGCGGATAGATACTGCTATCATCCATCGATAAAAAGTAAATCTGACCTAAATATTTATTAAATCCGCCAGCTTTTTCAACCTGGTAAGCTACCACTTCCGGATTCGGATTGAATGTGTCGAATGCTTTAAACTTTGATTTTTCCATTCTGTTAGAAATGGATTTATCCCAGTTGTTATAAACTACTATTTTACCGGAATAATTAGCATCATCCGCTTGCCCTAATCTACAATAACGATAAGGAATTACAGAAACGGAACTTATTTTAAAGTTAGCATTGTAATTACAGTGAATAAAACATCCTTGATGTTTTTTTAGATCGTTTGTAATTGCCTGAAGTAATTTATTTGGTGTAAGTTTTTTATTCTTAGTCCTACCTATAATAAAATCTTCCATATCAACGGAAAATCCATGACCCATCATAAATTTACCATACATGGAAGCGGAAGAAATTGCCGTTATACTGGAATTTATAGTGCGTTCTATTCGTGTAGGGTATAGATTATCTTCACCATTTCGGATAACTCCTAATGATTTATCAAACAGTGTAATATTTCTGTCCGATGTTTCTGAACCTATTAATTTTAGTGTACCCACGCATTTCTATTTTTTACCACGTTTGTGTTTGGATTTTTGTTGTACCTCTTTTTTAGGTGCTTCCGGTGTTTGCTCAACAATTTCTTGATTAATTTCTTCATTGATTACTTCCGTAGAATCTTCAACTAAAACTTGTTCCGATTCGATTACTTCCGGTGCCGGAATAGATTCAACTTGTTCCGCCGGACCATCAACCAAAAATGCATCTACTCTACTTTCCCAGTCTTCAGGAAATTTTGTAAATACTTTGATCCGTGCTTTATTGACTGATAAAAATTCAAGTGCCAGTTTATTTGTTAGAACTGCATTTGAAATATGCACAGATGAACCAAATTTTAATTGTGCAACATATCCTGGTTTTAAATCGAAGTCTCTGTTGATTTTGTTTTCTAATGCTTTCATACCTTCTGATTTCAATTTGTAAAACAATTCCTTAAAGGCATCTCTGCAACCGCCGCAGTCTCCAGCTCTACCGAAAACATACATACCATATTGCATCAATCTTCCTTTTTGTGAGCGATTCTTTTGCAAATCGCTCACTGGAATATTCAATAACTCGCTAAGTTCATTAGCCGTAAATTCTAATACCATGAATCCACTTCAGCTTTTGTAGTTGCGTAATCAGTGTCAATTAATGTGTACGGAACTTTTGGTTCTTGTTCATCTGCCGGTGTTTTTAATGTCACCACATGTGATCCGTTGTCAGCATAATACTTCATAGTAGAAGCACCGGTCATTCCGACATTATAACCTAACACCTCAAAGGCATCAACATTATTCAAACCTTTCCATTTACGCTCAACCACAACCACACAACGTGCACCGGTCATCAATGCGTTTAAGAATGCTTTTGAATCTGTTGTGTTTTTTGGTGAAACGAAAACAAACATGTGAGTCGCACCATTTGGTGAGTCTGCGTTTTCTTTCATTTCATATCCGCCATCTTTAAATTTCTTGAAAGCCTGGACTGGAATTTTTAACGCATCTACAACGAAAGCTAAACTTGTGATAGCTGTTTTGTCGGCATTAAAGGTTGTAGCTGCTCTGTCGATATCCTCATAAGGAATAATGAAAGCATTTTCTTCTAAGCCTATAATTGGCGGATTCTCACAATCTTTTTGAAAGTCTCCGGTTAAATCGTCAATACATGATACTAATGGCATGATTTATAATTTTATTTCGTTATTAATTCTCTTTAATCCATATGTAGGAAGTTCCTTCCTTATAGGCTTTTAGAAACAATGCTGCTCCACCGGCCAGGGTTGTAATGTTACTACCGGACCTGTCTTTAACCGTAAATCCACCGTTTATCGTAAATGTGCCGGAGCCTTTATTTACTATTGTCAGCACACCTCTGTTTGCGAACTGATTCGGATTTAATAAAGTAAGTGTGTCAGCTGTAGCACCGCCTAAAACGATATGTTTTTCATAGGTCTTCATTACATGCGTACTGGTGTCGTATGATGTAGTAGATACATCGTACATCTGAGCGGCAATACTATCAATGCGGGCATTAATTGCGGATGCTGTTTCTTTAATAAAATGCTTATTAAACTTTCCGTTTTCATCTCTGTATAAGCTTGCATTTGCTTTCGGTAATGCAATAACGGTTGCAGACTTTACGTCACTTAGTTTATCCACCGGGAAATAATACCTGATAGCCGTGTCTCTGGTAGTGTTATTGATCTTAGTAACTACGTTTACAGGTATAAGATTTGGATAATAAACATTCGCATTAAATGCTACATCATTTGAAACATCTGTTGTTTTAAACAACACTGTGCGGCCGCCGTCAAGTACGTTTTTATATGCGATGTATGCCGTTGAATCGGATGGACAAGTAATGTATTGCACGAATTTTGGATTAAAGTACGTTACTACTGTGTCGACCGGTGCGTTGCCTCGTTTGACTACTGTGGCCGAGAACTGCTGTGCTGACACTCCTAAAGTGAACAGCATTAAACAGATAATTGAGATATGTTTTTTCATTTTGATTTTAGATTTTGCGATTAATAATTAGTATGCTACCATTACCATTTTATCTTCTAGGATTTTCACATCTATTTTAGATGCAAATTTCAATTTCCACAGTTCATCATCCATATTGTACCATGATTTCACTTCAGTCAATGAACCTTCATCCAAAGTACCAACCGGCTGATTTCCGTTTGCAATCAACACCGCTCTGTGTGGTAAATTGTATTTTGTACCATTGTCGAAGAATTGGCGGATGCTTCTATCCCAGTCATCACGAACGATGATTGGAATTCCGCGATAATTGTCCTGACCAGAACGTGCCGCTTCATCAGCGTTTAAAGTGTGTGAAAATCCTTTATCCTCTCTGAATTTAATCCAGTTGTTATACAATGAACGTGTAATCTCAAAGTGTAACCCTTGCTGACCAAACATTCTGCTGTCTGCATTTTCGTACATTGAACGCATAGTGTCTAATGCATCAGTTGCACCAAGTGCTAATTGTGCTGCATACGTTGCCTCACCATTTTTTGCGATTGCTACTTTTTTAGTAGAATCTGCTGTTGCGATTGCAAACAGTTGTTTCCATTTACCATCTATACAGTTGAAGTTTTCCACTCCGAAATCTTCAGAATCTTTCAATGTACCTGAATCGGTAGTCAATGCGATTTCAGTATCTCCAAAGTCGATGTATCTCCAAAGCATTTCTGATAATGCTTGTTCCGCACTTGCTAAGATGAAACTTGCCGTTTCACTGCCAGTGATATCGTTTAATTCATTTGCTTTTTGTGAGCGTTTGAAAACTTTAAATAACGGGTCCAAATCCGCATCACAGTGTTCTAATTTGTCACCAATTAATTTTGGTGTCCAAACTTTTTGTGATGTTGGAATTTTCTTTCCAGTTGCAGTTGTTCCGCAACCAGTCAAACATTTACCCAACACCGGCATGTTACCGAAAATTGGAATGTTTTTGTCACGCTCGATGCCTGACATTACAGTGTGAATAGAGTTCAACACTTTGCTGTTGTACACTAATTCAAATACAGCTTCGCTGATTGATAACGCTTCATCATTTTGAAGTGTCAGGTCGGTTACGTCTAATATTGTTGCCATTTAATTTAAGATTTTAAGATTTATTAATTGTTGTTTACTTTTTCTTGAAGTTTTTGCTTGTCGATTGTGAATCTTGATTCACCTTCTTTTTTTGCTTTTGATTTTCCTGCACCGATTGCTTCCGCTTCATCCGGCACATAACCAGATTTAATTTGTTCACCTAAGAACTTAACCGATGCTTGTAAATCTTCGATTTCGGATTTGTGTTTTTCCTCAACCGCTTTCAATTTTTCATCGAATGATTTTTTAAGCGTATCAATTGACTTTTGCACATCTGACATTTGTGGTTCTGCCGGTGTTTCTTCAACCGGTTTTTCTTCTGCCGGAATGATTTCTGAAACTTTACCATCCATCACCATTAATTTTGATGTATCTGGCATGATGTATTCACCATCCGCCGCCGGGCTTCCGCCGATTGTTACGGCATCACCTACAGCCGGTGTTTCGTTATCTGTTTCTATGGTAAGAACCGCACCGGATGCATCTGTCAACTCCAGTGATTTCTGTTTTGCACCTAATAAGATTTGTAAGGATTTTAAAATACTCATGCCTTTGTTTTTTGAATTGTTAATATATTTTTTGAAGAATACTTGAATTGCTTCAGGGTTTTTATCTAATGATTTCAGGATTTCAGGATTATCATCTAAGAAATCGCTAAGTTTTACACCTAAATCATCATCATTTTTGAATAAACCATCCGTTGCGGCTGGTGAATCCACGATATCTGAAGCGATAAATCCGCCTTCTTTAAGCGATAATTTGTAAACTGATTTACCTTCGTGGTCTGTTTCTTCAGTATCTGCCATAAAAACGATGCTGTTTCCGAATTTATCGGGATGGTTTTTAGCCATTTCGACGACATAATCGTGGTAGCTTATGCCTTTGCCATCAATTTGAGTCTTTTTAGCGAGGTCAGAAATGTATAAATCTGCTATGGCTTTGAACTTTCCATCTTGTTCAATTGCTCTGAAGTTGTGATAATCACCGATATAAGTACCTAATGAATCCTTGCACATATTAGGATGACCACCACGGCATTTAATGCCAGTATTAGCCATGTTGCCTTGCGCTGCGATAGATTTAATGAAGTCATCATCCATTAAATCACCAACTTTATCAACTCCAGATTGAACAATTACAACGTCTTTGATAACTGTTGCTCCATTGATAACAGCAACCGATTTGGATTGTGTTTCGTAGAAGTTAACAGATTTAAATCTCTTTGACATTGTTTTCTTGTTTTATCAAAACGATTATTTATTATTCGTTTTGATTATTATCACAAACTTATATTATATTTGTAAGTAGAATTAAATAGTAAAGTTTTGAATGTACTTTTTCACATAATGCAAGGATGGAAGAATTATACTTTCCCTAATAAACAAGTGGAAGAATCCGCAAAAATCAAAGCTGAAATCTGTGCGAAATGTACGCATGCAGTGAATAGTGTTTGGGATGAAATATTACCCGATGCAACACTCCAAGAAGTAAAAGGAATGAAATGTGATTTGTGTGATTGTCCACTTTCTACATTACTGCGAAGTGAAAAGAAGTGTGAGGATGGTTGGTTTTAAATCACACTTTCCATCGTCTTTATAGCTTTATAAAAAGTAACCTTTGATTTTACTCTGAATGATTGCATTACCTTTTTTCGTGCTTCACCTTTTTCACCATGAAAGCTGTTATCTTCCTCTAACTCTTTCGGAATTAACGCACGGTATTCACGCCACATCTGGTAATTTCTTACACTTAAATAATCCATTAAACCATGCTTTACCAGACTGTCACCAATTTCATGCTTGAAGAATAAATCTTCCAATACTTCACCTACTAATTTTTTAGATATTTGCGCCATCTACTAATGAATTATATTTTCCTGTTTCTGAAATTACATCTGTCACTTTTGTTACTATGGTAACATTTCTGAATGCAGTATCAACCGCTTGTAATACGACTCCAGCTATATCACCGCCAGTTAATGAACGTTGCAATAATCCGCCATCACCTACCAAACCACCTTCTTCATAGAATCCTGAATTATTTGCCGTATGAAAACTTACACCGCCATAGCGCTGATTGATATCTGATAGCCTACCAATTGCACTACTTGCATTTCTGTTGAGTACATACCAATTGTCACCTTGCTCTAACTCAACCACATTTCCATCATCACCATAATATTTTGTTCCACCAGAACTGTGTCTATTGCCGCCAGCCGTTGCAGCCTTACCACCACTTTCAAATTTAGTCGGTACTTTTACTATGTTGGCAACGTTTGCAATACCAGTTCCGATTGTTGTGGCAATAGCAATCGCTTTCGTGATCGTGTTTAATGGTTCGGGTCCTGAAGGTGGTGCCGCTAATACTTGCGAAACACCTAAATAAGTATTAATAGTTGCCTGTGCAATACCAGCCGCCTTTCCAGCAGCAGTATTTTTTCCAAGTAATTCACTAATCTGTCCTAACCCATCCGCCAGGCTACCAAGTTGAGCGCGCTGTACTTCTTTTGCAATGGCAGCCTTTGCCAGTTCGTATTTCTGATAAATCTTATTTCTGTCAGCTCCGATTTTCTCAGCTGCTGCAATCTCAACGGCTTGCTGTCTGTCTAACTGCTCAATCTGAAGTGATAAGGTATTCTCACCATTAAGCCTTCTTATTTCAAGTTCGTTTTCGTAATCAGTAGCAATACGCAATCTGTCTTCTTCACGTCTGGCAGTAAGTAAATCGTTTGCTTCGTTTGCAATTCTGATTTTCTCGTCCTGTACTTTTTTAAAGTTTTCTAGCTCTGCGTCAAATTGTGCCTGTGCTTTTTCAGATAAAGTTTTTAAATTGGCTTCTGTAATATCATTGTACTTATTATTTAATTCTGCCAAGTCAGCCTTGTGACGTGTTTCTATTTCGAGTAACTCCTTTTTACTTCCTTTAGATAGATTTTTTTCAGTTTCATATTTTTTATCAAGCAGTTCTTTTTCTGCTATAAATGCATTAGCTAAACGTAATTCCTCTTTTTGAAAAGTATCATCATTTACAATATCAACTTTATTTCTTTCTGACAAAGCCTGTTGCAGTCGGAGCTGTTGCTCCATTTCTTTAATGATTAATTCGTTTTTTTTCTTTAATGATTCCTCGCGTTTCTTTTCATCTTCCTCTAATTTCTTACGATATGCTTCCGCTTTGGCAATGCGTTTCTCTTCCAGTGCATCGGACTGGTTTTGTATTTTTTCCTGACGTGTCGTTGTTTCGTCTAATATTTCAATCTTAGCTAACTGTGCTTTTTTGTAAGCATCCACATCATCTTGTGTTATTTTTCCCTGATTCAATAACTCGATAGCGTACTCAACACCTTTCGCTTTTAAATTTGCAATTTCCTGTTTGTTAAGCTGTGCTTTGGTAGCAATTGCTGCTGTATTTATTCGTAAATCTTCTTCGGCCAGTTTTGATTTTCTTTCGAAGTCTTCCTGATCTAGCTTTGCCGCCTGAGCAAGAAGTGCCTGTCTTTCTTTTTCAGATAAGCTTCTGTTTTTAGATTGAAGTATTAATTCACGGACCTGCTGATTTGCTTTTGCCGTGAGTACTTCCTGCACCTGCATGGCATCCGCCAAATCTTGCTGTGCTTCTTTCAATTTTGCGGCTTCCAGTGCTGCCACTGCCATGCTTCCGGCTAACTGCTTAAATGAATCTATCGGGTTTGCAATAATAGTTCCCAGTTTACTCATTAAATCACCAACCGATTTAATTCCATCAACGAATTTTAATATCGTAGTTTTTACCACATCAATAGCGGCACCAAATGCAGCGAAAACCTGTTGTGTTTTATCGACTACAGGGTCAATTTTACTCAACCATGTAACAAGCAAACCGATTGCAATAACCAATAAACCTATGCCAGTAGATGCGATTGCCACTTTTACTACATTCATTGCACCAGCAAAACCAGTCGCACCACCACTGGCAGCCGTTAAACCGCCACGAATAGCAATTAAATTGCCTTGCATACCCTGCAAAGAGCCTATGATATTGCCAAATGTGCCGCCGAATATTCCCATGCTTTTACCAGCTTCCAATATTGACTGTGTGTAATTACCAACATTCCTTCTATTATCACCGGTGGCGGCTTCCTCTGCCTTAATTCTTTCCGTTAAAAGCAGTTTTGCTTCAGCATATTTCTTGGCAGCTTCCGTGTTTTCACCATTCAATTTTGCTTCGTTCGACCATAACACAGAAATGGCTGCCAGTTGGTTGCGCGCTTCTTTTATTGTCAGATTATTGACGTTTTGCGTATCTGTGTACTTAGCCAACACTAATTCGTTTTCGCGCAACTGTGTGGATGCATTTTTTAACTGTGCATTCAGAATACTGATTTCTTTTGCATTTTCTGCCGGTTCTTTTTTTAGCAACTTCAGTTCCTCTTTTAGCTTTTCAACCGATGTTCTGGCATCAGTAGTATTTTTTACTAATTGATTCACATCTATGTCAAGCTCCAGTAGTTTTATTTTTTCTGCCATTAGTTGATTTTTATGAGTTCACAATCTGACAGCTTGCCAGGTAAAAAATTATTGACTTTGTTTAAGTAGAAGTATGATTGATATTGTTCCAAATAGATAATCTTGAACATGTCTAGAAAATATATATCAATAGGTGTCAACCAGAATTGAACTATTTTTTTAACCGGTTTTTGCGCCATTTTAATAAATTTAGGGTAGTATTTTTCCATAAGCACAGACCAGTGTAGTGTTTTGAACTGTGCGACTGCCTGTGTTACTGCGAAGTGAAACCCTATGTAGTTATCGCCGTCGCCGAAATCTAAAAAGTCTACATAATGCATAACCTTTCGCGCTACTATCATCTTATCGTTTGCATTCAATTCGTAGATAGGCACTGCGGTTGTGTCGGTCTGTGTGTTTTTGTAGGCGTGCACAGAGGATATAGTGTCCCACTTGTCATAAAGCAGATAGTCGCCACACGCCTCAATAATGCTTTTCATTAACTCACCCTCAGCCGGTATGTTGTCAATGTCGATAGCGAAGTCGCTGTCAGCATATCCGTTACCGTTCTTGTCGTCATCGTTGTAATCGTACACGAATTTATTAAGTCGGTAATAGTTCCCTATCGAGTAGTTCTCAGCCGTTTCCTTATGAAGCTTAGCGGTGTAGTCGTTAAAGCCAGCCACGCCGTTTAGTACATCTTCGATAGTGATGAACTGATACACGCCTTGTTGGTTCGGCTGGTAAATCATGCCGTACTGCTGCATAATCGCTTTTAAAAAATCTATCTGCTTAATCTTTGGCAGCAACTTACTGAAATCTATCTCTGAGTTGTACTGTAACACTTTGCGGCTCGTCTGCGCTATCGTTACTTGGTAGTTACCTATACGAACAGCTATAGCATTTGAACTGCTCACGTTATCGAGTTCGTAGTATATTTCTACTTCGTCGTCTTTGGTAAGCAGCAGACTCGCTGTCACCTCAAAGTTGTAAGTAGTGAAAAAAGCATTTGCAATATTAATTGCGTAGCTTTCTGTTTTCTCGAGAATACCGTTCACGTAAATTTTCATGCGGAAAAACTCGAGCGCCTGTACGCCCATGTTTGCTTTAACGGTGAATTGATAGTCGCCACTTTCCGGAACTGTGTACTTGTCCGTAGGCTCGTCGTAGTTGTCAGAGGGAATAGTGATAACCGACAAATCGATTAACTCGAGTACAGGCGATATCGGCGGCGTGGCGAATAACCATTCGAGATACGGAGGTGTGTATGCGGTGCGCCCGGCAAACTTATCCAAAGTGGTTTTCACCTCTTTAGTGTAATCGCGGGCAGCTAACATTATCTGCTCTTTAAACTCGTCGGTGTCAAATATAGCGCCTGAGTAGGTAAGCCCCGCTTCGCTGAAAATTCTTTCCCAGATAGTTTTAACGAACACCCACGGGAACTGCTTACCGAGGTCGATGCGTATCTCACCGGAGGCTGTACCGCCTCTGTAATAAGATAAAGTGCCATCGAGCGTTTCTGCTAAGGCGTATATGTAGCCTTCTGTATTTGTCCAAGAAGCCTCCCACGCGGTATGGTCAAACGTATGCAACAAGTCTTCCCAATTCAAATCCGTTATGTACTTACCTTCTATTTTGCTGAAAAGGTCGTAGTTACCTGCGTAAATGATAATGTCATAATTTGCACGGTCCCGGGTTTCCATTATCAAGGCTTGTCCGTTAGTGGTTATTGGAATTCCGTTGCTCACTATTTTGCCGACAGACCATTTATAGGGGCGCGTCGAAGTATTACCCGGCACGTTTAAGAAGCCTGCAGCCGCTATGTTGGTAGGTGTTTTGCGTACCGTAAAACGGTTTGTATAATCTGCTTGTCGTCTTTGTATTTCTGCAATATCATTTATTTGTTTAGTTAATGCTACTACAGTTGACGGACTAAGGTCAAGCATTAGGTCAGCAATATATACTTCTACATCATTCATAGCGACTGTGTGTATTGAGCAGGTAAAACAAATAAAAATGATATGTCAAAAATATTTTTCTTATTATCTCTTAAATCGTCTTTAAAATCATCTAGCGATATTTCTATCCAGCTATCAGATAAAGCCATTGTTCCTTTTGGTTCGTTGTACAGATACACTATTGGTGAGCTGGCTATCTCAACTACCTTAATGTAGTCATCTGTATTTAAGAAACGCTGGTTTATCTTTATTCCGGCCTTTACTTCCTGACCGATATTGGTTTGATTACCAACGGCACCAATTAAGGTGTCATTGTATTTATTGATTTTGCCTTTTGTTTTGGCAGAAAATGGAATCTTGTAATACTTATTGAATAAGTGGTAAGACCATCCGCCTTCTGAATTCAGCCATTTAAGGTAAATTCCGCATTCATCTATAATATCAACTTCAACCTGGTATATTGAATTTGTTTCGTTTGATGAATTAATCGTCGTAAGTTTTAAAACGGCTTCGCTTTCTGTTAATGGTGTCAGCATCGTTTCACCATCCGATAATACTAAACGCTTCAGGTATTTGTCAGATGCTGCTGCATCCACAATACGGTCAACGCTTCCAAATGATGTTAATCCATCTTTTGTGGTCAGCTCCATTCTGATTTTAACAGTATCGAGTTTATCCAATACGCAAATGTCAAAAGGATATCCTTTGAATAGTTTCAGGTATTGTTGTTTCTCATAGTCAGATGTACGTCTGTATAGATTGTCGTACTTATGCATTATCTGTGTGCTGTGAACAGAAGTTGTAAAAGCTGTAGGGTCAAAACTTACCATGCACTCTGCATTTTTATCACCTATCTGGTGAACTGCCCGAGTAACATAAGCAGTTATGGTTTTTGTTTCAGTGCTTTCATCTTCCAGTAAAACCGACAAAATAACGGTTATTTT